GAAGCTCCTAATACTCCGGATGGCGACTTTGCTGTAGAGATGATTAAACGTGGCGACATCTTCGGATCATCGTTTGCATACGCTGCAAATGAGAAGGATAAAACGAAAGTTACCTATTCCATGAAAGACGGGCTGCTACTTCGTACTGTACATAAAATAGATAGAATTTCCGATATATCTCCTGTTGTCGATCCTGCTTTCTATGGAACTGATGTGGCAGTTCGTAGTATTGAGGATGTAATAGAGGAGTTGTCATATGAGAATAAAGACTATTTAGTTGAACTTAATAATTTACGCAAATCAATTTGAAGCATGAGAAAAGAATTTGAAACAATTGCTCAATACAAAGAGCAAATGCGTGCTATGCTGGATAAAGCAGAGGCAGAGAAAAGAGCATTGGATGCAAATGAGAAAGAACAGTTTGAACAGTTGAAAACAAAAAAAGAACTTTTGGAGATGAAAGTAGAGCGCCGCGCGCTTGAAGACATTAATGCGGGTTTAGTATCAGACCGTCGCGCACTGTTTTCGCAGGCAGTTTTTGATGTTGTGAATCATCGTTCTTTGGAAGAATACGACGGAGTAGTATCGGAAGGCGGTATTAAAGTTGTAGAACGTGCGGTAACTGTAACAGATACAGCCGATGCTGCCAGCATGGTTCCGGTTACAATCGGTGAAATCATTGAACCGCTCGAAAAAGGATTGGTAATCGATAAGTTGGGTATCAAGATGCAAAGCGGACTCGTGGGCGATCTCGTTTTTCCAACATTGGCAGCGGTTGAGGCTACGATACAGGGTGAGAATGTTGCAGTTACAGATACAGAACTAAACATCGACAAAATCAAGGCTTCTCCTAAACGTGTCTCTATTTCTATTCCTGTATCAAAACGTGCGATCAACCAAACGAACTATTCTTTGCAGGATGTTGTTTTGAAGCAAATTTCGCTCGGTGTTGCCCGTACTTTGAATAAATGGATGTTTTCGGGAACTGCGCTTTCCGGTGCAAGTAATGGCGTTTTTGTGAAAACTACGCCGGACGTGAAATATACTACCGCTTTGACATTTGCCAATGTTGTAGAGCTTGAATCTACTGTGATGAATGCAGGTGTGGATGTTACGGATGGTACAGCCGCTTATGTATGTACTCCGAAGGTATATGGCGCTTTGAAATCCACTCCGAAGGCAGCGGGTTCAGCTGAAATGATTTGCCAAAATGGTTTGGTGAATGGTTATCCGGTGCTCGTTACTAATTATATGGATGCGGATTCTCTTGGTTTTGGTGTATTCTCTAATGTCGCATTAGGTCAGTTTGGCGATATGGATTTAGTCATCGATCCATATACAGGAGCAAAAAGTAATATCGTAAACTTTGTGTTAAACTCCGATTACGATATTGTGATAGCCCGTTCCGAAGCGTTTGCTATTGCTAAGAAAGGCGCATAGTCTTATAATATACTAGTAATTAAAGGGCTTTGGCTTCATAGCTTTAGCCCTTTGTAATTTCTTGAAGTATGGCACAATATGTAACACTCGAAGAGCTTAAACAGCATTTAAATGTAGATTTCGACACGGACGATACATATATATCTGGTCTTATTGAGCCCGTTCAACTCCTTATAGAAGCATATTTAAATAATCCCTTAGATGCTTATGTTGAGGATGGAAAAATAGATAGGCGCATTTGGCACGCTATCCGAATTTACGCAGCAAATTACTATGCTAATCGCGAATCGGTAACATTTGCCACGCCGCAAGTTATTCCGGGACACGTAGAACTATTACTTCAACCTTTAAAACGATATACATAATGCAAGCGGGATTATTAAACGAAATGATTGCTTTTTACCGTAGCGAGTCAAAGCGGGATAATCTGGGCGGCACGTCTGAAAGTTGGGTGAAGGTGTTCGATAAACGCGCATATATCCGTTTTAAGTCTGGTGCACGCAAGGAGGCTAACGGCGAGATATACAACACGACTGTTAATACAATAATGATTCGCATTTGCAAAGAGGTCAACGCTAAAATGCGAATCGACTACGGCGGTCAAAAGTATAAGATTTTATCTATTAATCACGACCGGAAGCAACAAGCGACGGTTATAGAAGCAGAGGTAATCAATGAGTAATAACAGATACACCGGACGCGGATTGTATCGTGTCGAAGTGGATGCAACGCGAGTAAACGAGTTGCTTAAACGGTTGAATGATAAAGAAGCGAAAAGGGCTATTTCGTCTGCTCTTAGAAAGTCGATTCTTATCATTCGTAAACAAGCACAAGAAAATTTAGTTTCTGCTGTTACTGATGCAGAATTTGGAAGCTCAAAGAATGGAGTGTCTTTCAAACCGCTAAAAAATGAAATAAACATAGCGGTTTATCGTAATGCTTCCGGCGCTCGGGTTGATCTGATCGACCGAAGAAAAAAAGGATCACGCGCATATATGCTAAAGTGGTTTGAGTCGGGAACCAAAGAACGAGCTACCAAAAAAGGAGCGAATAGAGGTATTATAAATGCTTCTCATTTCTTTTCTGACGCTGTTAGATCGAAACAGAAAGAAGCGGAGAACTCACTAGAGAAAAATATAATTGATTCTATAATGAAAGTAGCAAGTAAGAAGAAATGAGTTTATCAATAGGCGAACATATATATAAGAAGTTAAGCAGCTCTACAGAGTTGACAAAGTTGGTTTCTGATAAAATATATGCCATCTCAACCAAAACGGAAACATCTTTCCCGTTTGTGATTTATAAACGTGGCTCTTTAACGCCGGAATACACGAAAGATCGCTACGGTACGGGAGATACCGTTTCGGTTGAGGTAGTAGTAGCTAGTGATAACTACTCAAACTCTGTTACAATAGCAGAAGAAGTACGTAAATCACTCGAAACCAAACGAGGAAGTTATAACGATTTCGATGTAATAGATGCAAAACTAATGAGTGCGGATGAGGATTTTATCGAAGATACTTTCATTCAAAGACTCGTTTTCTCTTTTAAAACTGAATAATTAACTAAAACACAATAAAATTATGAGTAAGGCAAAGGCGGTATTAGGTAAAGATCTAATGTTATTTATGGAAGATAAGGCTATAGCTTTGGCTACTTCCTGTAAATTGGGATTGTCTGCTGAGACAATCGATACACAAAGTAAAGATTCTGGTATCTGGACGGAAAAGGACATTAAAAAACTGTCTTGGAACGCTTCTAGTGAAAATGTGTTTAGCGCGGATGCGGATGCGAATAGCTATGACAAGTTATTTGCGTTGTTTATTGCACATAAGCCCGTAACTCTGAAATTCGGTATTGTAGGCAATCCTGATATTAATGAAATGCCCGAAGCCGGATGGACACTTGCTGCAGGCGCGTATACCGGAAAGGCTGTTATTACTTCTTTAGAAGCGAATGCACCGGACGGCGACAAAGCGACATTCTCGATTTCATTTGAAGGTACGGGAGCGTTAGCCAAAGAAACGGTTAGTAAGTAACTATGGGCGGTATTTTGCCGCTCACTAAAACAGCTATTCAATGAGAACAATATCACTTAATGAAAAAGAATTTATCTTGAAATATACGCTTCGCGCGTTCTTTGTATTTGAATCTATATCCGGATACCCGTTTCAGTTTGGAAAAATGTTAGATGAATTCCTTTTGTTTTACTCATTCTTGATTGCAAGTAATCAAGACTCCTTCCAATTGAAATTTGATGAGTTTATCGAATTGTGCGAAAATGATTTGACGTTATTCGAACAATTCAAAGAGTTTATTTTAGAGGAGATTAAACGGCGCTCGCAGTTAGCAGGAAATGATGTAAAAAAAAAGAAGGTGACAGCGCGGAAACGAAAGCAGTAAGTATTCGCGAACTCTATTCGCGTGTTGTCGGCGAAGGCGGTATAGCTCCCGATTACTTCCTCGATAAAATGGACTTTATCGAGGTTGAATCGTTTATAGACGGATTGAATCGACGCAATCGGGAATCGTGGGAGCAAACTAGGTTGTTAGGTTTCATTATAGCGCAATCTAATAGCACAAAAACGCTAAAGCAAACCGATATACTCCGGTTCTCGTGGGATGAAGAAGAAAAGAAAGATACGAGCGTAACGGACGAGGAGATACAACGATTACGAGCTAAGGCAAAAGAAGTAGAATCACAATTAACCCCGAATAAAGATGTCTGATATAATAGCAAGATTATTGTTAAAAACGAATGACTTCGATGCGAATTTAGAGAAGTCAAGGAATAGTGTTAATTCATTTCAAGGTGGTATTAGCAATATGGCTAAATCGGTCGGTTCTAGTTTCACAAAAGTAGCAGGCGGAATTGGTTTAGTTGTTAGTGCCGGAGAAGGGTTTACTAAATTACTCAATTCTTCGCAAACTTTGGGAGACCAAACTGCCGCTGCTATGATGTCGGCAAAAAATGGCGTAGATGAATTTTTTTATTCGCTTGGTTCTGGAGACTTTACTTCTTTTTTGTCTGGAATGGATGATATTATAGCAAAATCTAAAGATGCTTATGCGGCGTTAGACCAATTGGGTAATACTGAAATATCGTTCGATTATTTTCAAGGCAAATTTGATGAGGCAATAGCAAAATCAAGATTAAATGCTAAAAATAAACAATTAAGTAATGACGAACGAGATCAAGCATTTAAAGATTGGGATAATGAGTTAAAGAAAAAAGAGGAGGCTGGTAAAACGGTTGCTGCAGACGCTTTAAACGCATTAACAAAAAGTATTGCTGTTGGTACAAAACTGTCCTCAAAAGATATATCACTTAATGACTTTGAGAAGGTTATGAGAATTGATCTCATGCCGTCTGCTTCTCGAGATGAAGCTAAGGATTATTGGGGTGGACAATATAAAGAGTATTTGAAATTATCAAAGAAAATAGAGAGTGATCGAAAAGTAGATGTAGTTAGAACAAATGATTATGGTAAAACAAAATCAATAAATGATGCAGCAAAAATTGCGCAAGAAGGGGCTGCGAAGAAATATAAAGATGCAATAATGTATAATAAGTTGCTGAATAAATTAAATGATGATGATTTGAGAAAATTAACTGATCTGGGGAAAAAATATTATGCAACTTCTCAACAAATTGCTCAGCAACGCCAAGAATTTAATGAATCTACAACGGAGTTTGAAAATTCAAAAATAGCAGTGGAAAAAGCAGCAGCGGCGAAAGTAGTAGCAACACCCAAAAAAGATTCTATGGCATGGTATGATTCCGAAATATCTAAATTGAATAAGAAGATTCTTTCTGAAACGGACGTACAGGTGAAATCGACTATCAGAGCAACTATTAACGAACTCGAAGCAAAGAAAATAAAATTGCAAATCGAGACTAGCGGTAACAGCATAGAAGCAATAAATATTCAATTATCCGCATTGAATAAAAGTCTTATCACAGAAACCGATATGCAAGCACGCGCAACGATTCAGGCAACAATTAATGAACTTGAACAGAAGAAGATCAATCTAAAGTTTGTTGTCGATCAAGAAGCGTTCAAAATCAAAAATGGCAAAATGAAAGACGGCGATTTGGCTATGCCGATAAAACCGACATACGATAAAGTTCCCACTCATGGAAAGAATGGTAAAGACTTTAAATTGCCGAAATATGATCCGCTATTTAAAAAAGAAGATGTAGACTTGAACGAAGATTATGCCGATTCGCTTTCGGCTATTGGTAGTGTAATGAGTGCCTTAAATGGTGTAACAAATGAAAGTGCCGCCTCATATTTGCAATGGGGTGCAAATGTTATATCAAGTATCGCACAGGCTATTCCGGCTATTTTAAGTTTAACCACCGCCAAAACAGC